GGGGCGAGCGTTGCCGTCCACAGCGTCTCGTCGATGACACGGTCGGTGATGCCCTCGTCGCGCCGGTTGCCGAAGGCGCGAGCCCAGCCGGCCGGGTTGCCCTTGAACTGGTCGCGGAAGTCCGCCAGCTGCCGCTTGTCCCACAGCAGGCCCGCCGCCGGGTGGTGTCGCATGATGGCGTCGAGGTCTTCGGGGTCTGCGTCGGCAGGAAGGCCGAAATCGAACCAACACGTCCGCCGGGACTGCTCGCCCGCCCGGCACGCGTCAAGACGCTGGTTGAAGAACGTGGACTCCGCCGTGCCCTCGGTCGACGTGATCCACAGCTGGGGCTGCACGCCCGTGGCCTTCAACCTTGTCGCCATGGTGGGCATGAACCCGTCGAGTATCGTGTTGCCCGCCTCCTCGGACAGGCTGAACGCCTCGTCCAGCGTGATCTTGTCGCCCTGCACGCCGTGGCCGGCCACCTTCGTGACGCTCTTGGGCATGATCACGCTTCCGTTGGCGAACGGCTGACGAAGGTCGCCCGCGCCGAGGTAGGGGCGCGTGGTGATGGCCGCGAGCGGGGACGCCTGTATGGTCTTGAGGTATTTCTTGAAGTGGTCGGCGGCGTCCTTGCCGGTCTGCGCAAGATAGTAGATATACCGGTCCGGCCCCCACTGCGAGTTGCGCGTGTCGATGGCGTCCACGAGCGTCGACTTGCCGCACTGGCGAGGCGTCGACAGGATCACGGTGTCGTAGAAGTACGTGCCCGTGTCCGGGTCCAGCTCGCCCGCCACGTCGGCCACCATGCGCTGCCACGGCAACAGCGGCGTGCCGAGCAGTTCGGCGAACTTGGCGACTATCGCGCCGTCAGTCCTGCGTCCGGGGTCGCGCGCGGTGCCGCCTCGCATGGGCGCGCTCACGCCTTCGCCTCGCCGAGCAGGGCCGCCACCTCGGGCTTCAGCTCGGAGGCGCGGGGCAGCTTGTCTTCCAATTCCTGGAACCAGCTAAGCAACTGAGCCATGACGCGCGACGTGTCCCGCCCCTTGGCGTTCAGGATATCGAAGTTGCGCGAGAGGTTGATCATGGTCTTGCAGATGAAAACGGCGCTGGGGTTCATCTCCCTGCCGTCGGTATAGGACGCGATCAGCTCCTTGGTGGCCTTCTCCTGGAGTCCTTCGCAAACCCGGTCGTAGTCATCGAAACCCGGTAGAGCCAATTGCATGACGGTCACCTCCTGAATGCTTGTTTTCGTTGGAATTCCAACGTTTTTTAAGAATTTTTCCTGAGTTCGAGAGTGAAAAAAAGTTGGCGCGGGGTGCTGCCTTGGCGCTGGCGTTTAAAAAACCGGCGTCACCACGCCGGCCGGGCCGCGCGGTCGGCCGGCAGTGAGCGCAGACCGATGGCGACGAGCCTTTCGCGGCGCCGCGCCTGCCTCGCGTCGATGGACTGCTGGGACAGGTGCAGCGAGTACCACTGGCGGGCCGTGCGCCGCGCCCCGTCGTTGCGTCCCTGCTCGTCGAGCCGGGCGAACACGGTGGCCGCGCCGGGGTCGACGACATGAATCTGGTAGTCAAGCACGATCCACTCGTCCAGCATGCGCGGGTGGGCGTGCGACGCGGGGATGCTCTTGATGATCCACACCTCGACCGGCGCGTTCATGCGCGTCAGCTTGCCATAGGCTCCCTGCCACGCGCCCAGCCCCGCGTCGATCAGCGGCGCGAGCGGGCGCTCCTTCACGTCGCCGCCGAGCATGAGCGAGGAGGCAAGCCGGTCGAAGTCCAACACCAGCGCACCGCCGGCCGCATGGGCCGCGACATACGAGGACTTACCCGCGCACGGCGGGCCGATGACCGCGTGTATGGTCGCCCCGTACCCTGACAGTACGCGGTTGGAACGGCTGACGTTGCACGCCTTGCACGCGCGGCGGATGTTCGCCACGGTGGCCAGGCCGCCCGCCTTGAACGGGATGATGTGGTCGTCCTCCTCGCCGCGACGGGTGCACACGGGCAGGCCCAGCCAGCACTCGTTGCCCCACCGCTCGATGACCTCGCGGCGCACCCTTGGCGGTATCGTGCCCCTCTTCCTGGCGCCCGGCATGGTCACCGCCCCCTCTTGCGCGACGCGGCCCAACGGTCGAGGTCGGCGACCTCGTACAGGCACGGCGAATTGACCGCGTCCCCCGGCTGGAACCACACGGGACCGGTGCCGTCCGCCCTCATGCGCTTGAGCGTCGAACGGCTGACGTGCAGGTACGCGGCCGCCTGGCCGGCGGTGAGCTTCATTCGCGGATTCACTTCGACCACTCCCTCAGTGATGTCACGACATCGCTGCACCTGTATGTCTTCAGGCCCATCATCCTTCCGACTGGACGGATGCCGGCGCCGGTCTTGTCCGACAGGATCAGCTGGAGGTCGTTGTCGGCGGCGGGCGCGTGGACGCTGATGCCGATGAGCTCCATGAGCTCCGGCCGGGTGATGGTCTCGGAGCACTCGCAACGCCGGACGATGACCGGCAGAGCGTACTTCACCATGGCCTTGAAACGTCTCACCTTCGCCGCGCTGGCCGGTGATTTCTTCCTCGTTGGCTTGTAGTCGACTGCATAACCCATGTTCCTTACCTCGTTTCGTGGGGTTGATTTTGATGTAGATTTTCGGGTGGTGGGCGGCTTGAGCGGGGAGACCTAAAGTCCCAGGCGACAAAACACTGCATGGTGGTTTCGTCGCCTGGAGGTCTCAATCGCTAGGTTTTCGGTCTGGAGCCGGGCCGTCGCATTGTCGAGAGCGGCCCGTATGGCCGCCGTGAATGGTCCCGACGAAGCATCCACTCACGTGGCAATATGGCCCCCCGATTACGCCTTAACGGGCATGCTCCGCCGGTCGGGAAAGCGCTCAAGCAGCCCCGAAGGGCCGGCAGGTTTCGTTCCGCTCGTAACGATGCGCCAGTCGTCCGCCGTGGGTTCGACCCGTTGACACGCTACCGAGTCCCGGCACATCCTCGGTCACAGCGCATGAAGTTATCCAGAAACGAGTGCGTCTCAGCAGCGCAGGTGCCGGTTATGGTCGTCCTCCGCCAAGGCGTCGCGCACCCGCGCCTGCAGATCCTCCAACTGGCGGCGCGTGAGCACCACTTCGGACATCATGTCGCCCGTGTCCACATGCACCAGGAAGAAGCCGACGCAGTCAAGGGTCGACTTCACGAACATGTTCACGGCCATCACTCCACCTCGCCCTCATGGCCTATCGACAACTGCACCGCCAACGGCGTCAGGCCGGCCACGAACCGGTACCCGTCATATTCCGGTATCCGCCCGCTCGCCAACACGATGGCCGGCTGGTCCTTGTCGTCAGTGAAACAACGCACCTGGCCGCACTCCCACTTCACGGCCGTCTTCGTCTCCCGGCAGAACACCGCCAGACAGTCCGACCTCATACGCTCCCTGTCAAGGGTCGCCTCGTACATCGAACTCACCTCACGGCCCCCCTGCACGTCCTGGCCATCATCATGCGCAACTGCAACAGGTCGCCCTTCGTCAAGGGCCCCACATCGAGAGACTCGCCCCCGCGCGACACCCGGAGCACGAACATGAACGGGTAACCCGCCGACTCCAACTCGGGACGGCGCTCCAATCGCACGGCCACGTCGCCGTGCGCGCGCCGCCACTCACCAACATCACTCGTCATGACCCGGCCTCCATCCCATCACGAAATCAGCCGGCGTGAACGCCACATATGCGGCCGAGGAGCGCGACACGAACGCCACGCGCCCGCCCCCGTCCACGGCCTTCACCATGTCAAGGCCGCCGGCATGGTCGTCGATCACGGCCATGTCACCCGGCCTCATATCGGACGGCCGCAAAACCGGCCTATTCGGATTCACCCAACGAGTCATATCAAAACACCTCCAGAGTCAGGTCGGCGAGGCCATAGAGGTAATCCGTGGTCACGCCGAAATATTTGGCCATGTTCTTCATGTTGTCGGCCGTGAAATGCTTCACGCCCTTGAGCTTCTGCGACAGCGACTGCTCGGACATGCCGATACCCTCCGCGACGGCACGCTGGGTCAAGTGATTGCCCTTAATCAGACCTTTCACCCGCTCCTGGGTCTCCGTTTGAGACCGCACCTCATCTTCGGGTTGCAGCCTATCTTCTGGCTTCATTTCTGAACACATGGTTAAGAACATACGCGCTGAGCACGCAAACGCAAAATCATAAGCGTGTCGCATAATCTTAACCGACGGTTTATAATGGAAACATGAATGCTGAAGCCACTAAAAGAAATGCCCAAGAAGCGCTGACCGTTAACGTGGGAATGCTGCTGGCCGTCTCCCATGCAAAGCGTCAAGACCTTGCCAAAGCTATGGGAAAGTTCCCGACCGCACTATCACGGATGCTAAGCGGTAAGCAAGTGTGGTACTTCAACGATGCCGCCGCTGCCGCTGATTTTTTCAAGATTGATTTGAACACTATTTCAAGAGATGATTTGACGCCCATGGAGGCAAAGGAGCTTCTGGCGAAATCGGAGATAAGTGGATGAATGCATGGATATCCACAGCTATCCACATCGCCGACGAGCCTGCGCGATTTCTCACGATGTGGGTGATACGGCGATTCTGGGAGGATTACGACAGCGTGCATTGGTACGATAGGGCGTTATGAGCGAGAACATCATGCGAATCATTGATCTGCGGGGCAAGAACCTGTCCCGCGCCGAGTTGCTTGCTGCGATGCCGCGCGCCGCGATGGGCACTTCCGAAGCCACCGATCTGGTGCGGCCTATTCTTGACGACGTCAAGGAACGCGGCGCCGCGGCCCTGCGAGACTTCGAGGAGAAGTTCGATCATGTGCGTCCCGAGCACCTGCGCGTGCCGGTCGAGGCGATGACCGCGGCACTTGAGACGCTTGATCCCGAAGTGCGCGCCGCCATCGAGGAGTCCGTGCGTCGCGCACGCGCCGTCGCCGCCAACCAGGTGCCGAAGGACTTTTACACCGATCTGGCCGAAGGCGCCCGCGTCGCCGAGCGTTGGATTCCGATCCAGCGCGTCGGTCTGTACGTGCCCGGCGGCAAGGCTGTCTACCCGTCTTCCGTGATCATGAACGCCGTGCCGGCGCAGGCCGCTGGCGTCGAGTCGCTGGCCATCGCCACTCCGCCCGCACGCGACAATGCGGAAGGACTGCCCAACAAGACCATCCTCGCCACCTGCGCCATCCTCGGCGTCGACGAGGTCTACGCGGTCGGTGGCGCCCAGGCCATCGCCATGTTCGCATACGGAGCCAAGGGCTCCGAGCCGCAGGACGGCGACGTGCTGTGCGACCCGGTCGACAAGATCACCGGCCCGGGCAACATCTTCGTGGCCACCGCCAAGTCGCTCGTCTCCGCGTTCGTGGGCATCGACGCGGTCGCCGGCCCCACCGAGATCGGCATCATCGCCGACAAGACCGCCGACCCGAGCCTGCTGGCCGCCGACCTGATCGGTCAGGCCGAGCATGACGAGCTCGCCGGCTCCGTGCTGTTCACCGATTCCACCGAGATCGCCGAGAAGGTTCAGGAGTCCCTGAACTACCGCGTGCCGCGCACCGAACACGCCGAGCGCGTCCACACGTCGCTGTCCGGAAGCCAGTCGGCCATCGTCCTGACCGACAGCCTCGACCAGTCCATCGACGCGGCCAACGCATATGCGGCCGAGCATCTCGAAATCCAGACTGCCGACGCGGACGCCGTCGTGCCGCGCATCAAGAACGCGGGCGCCATCTTCCGCGGCCCGTACTCCCCGGTGCCGCTGGGCGATTACATGTCCGGCTCCAACCACGTGCTGCCCACCGGCGGCACCGCCCGCTTCGCTGCGGGACTCGGCGTGCACACGTTCATGAAGCCCGTCGAGGTCATCGAATACGACGAGGAGGGCCTGAAGGCCCTCGCCGCGCGCATCAACGCCTTCGCCGTCTCCGAGGACCTGCCCGCCCACGGCGAGTGTGTCCTGTCGCGCTTCGTCAAGGATCCGTACGACAAGGCCACGCTGCGCGAACAGGAGAAGGAAGCCGGTCTGCGCTAAGGGCTGCTTGGGTGGTTTGACCACCCCCAGTCTGCCGCGCAGACAGCCCCCGTCAGCGGGGGCGATGAGCGGATCGAATGTGCCGCGTACGGATGCGAATACAACCCCCGTCAGCGGGACTATAGACGGAAAGAACAGAGAGCAATGAGTGAGAACAACAGCAATGCGATTCCGGCGAGCCTGCCGCTCAGGAACGATCTGATCGGCGAGGAGCCGTACGGCGCGCCGCAGCTCGACGTGCCGGTGTGCCTGAACGTCAACGAGAACCCGTATGCGCCGGATCCGGCCGTGTGCGACACCATCGCCAGGCGCGTGCGTGAGATCGCGCCCACGCTTAACCGCTACCCGGATCGCGAGCATATCGAACTGCGCCAGGCGTTCTCCGACTACCTCGCCCGCGAATCCGGCACCCGTCTCGACGTGGACGAACTGTGGGGCGCGAACGGCTCCAACGAGATTATGCTCCAGCTGTTCCAGGCCTTCGGCGGCCCGGG